CCATAACAACTCCTAAACGTAGCAAGACACGACAGTAACCGGCCCCACGCAGGGACTCTAATCAGAACAATGCGGTACCCCGTAATTGACAGGCTTGGAACCGCTTCCTGGCCGTCTGCGGGGGACATTCAGAGCCTCCTGGTGGCCCTCAATGCCTAACGACAGTCTACTCCAACCAGGCGTAACGTGCACGAGGCGCAAAGCCAGACCACAGCCGGACTCCCCACCGGTAATCGAATGCGCGTGGATCGGCGTGGACCCGGGGAGGGGAGGAGCCGTCACGCTGCTTCCACAGGCGAGTTCGGCGAAGGTCGTCGACTACCCCGGCGAGGCGAGGCTGGCAAGCGAAGTGCTGCAAGGGTGGCTGATCGACCATGACGTCCAACTTGTGGCAATCGAGGCGGCGGCAAGCCGGCCGGGGCAAGGCGTGCGCTCGGTGTTCACGTTCGGGCGCTCCTTTGGGGAGCGGCTGGGAATCCTCGCCGCTCTCGGCATCCCGCACGTCCTCGTCCCCCCGCAGCAGTGGCAGCGTGGCCTGGTCCGTCCCTCCGACGGTCCGGATCCGAAGAGCCGCAGCCTGACCGTCGCTCGTCGCTTGTTCCCCGACATCGATCTCAGCCGGAAGAAGGACCATCACCGATCGGATGCGTTGCTCCTTGCGTACTGGGCGAAGCAGAGAGGTGGAAGATGACCGCTCCGGGAAAGGGGAAGACTCGCCCGACCGGTTCGAGCAAGGCGTCGGCAGGCCATCCAACGAAGGACGCTAAGAACTACACGCTCGACCCACGCAACGCCCGCCGCCACCCCGACCGGAACATGAGCGCAGTGGAAGGGTCCCTGCGCGAACTCGGCGCCGGGCGCTCGATCGTCGTTGACCGTGACGGGGTGGTGATCGGTGGCAATGCGGTCTACGAGAAGGCACGCGAGCTTGGCATCGCCGTCCGCGAGATCGCGACGAAGGGCGACGAACTGGTTGTTGTGCGGCGCGTCGACTTGGCGACCGATGATCCCCGCCGCAAGGCGCTCGCTCTGGCCGACAACCAGATCGCGACGCTCGCCGAATGGGACGAAGTCGTTCTCTCCGAGCTTCTCGCCGAGGTCGAGGAGATCGAGTTCGAGACGATGGGGTTCGCATCGCTCACACCGGAGCACACCGGCGATCTGCCCGAGAGCGTTTCTCTGGCGGAGCGGTTCCTGATTCCGCCGTTCTCGGTCCTGAACGCCCGCGAGGGATGGTGGCAGGCGCGGAAGAAGGCGTGGCTTGGCCTTGGGCTTCAGAGCGAGCTGGGACGTGGCAACGAAGGAGACGGCACGAAACGGGGCTTGGCGTTTTCCAGCAGCGCGCAGCCCATCTCGGTCTACAAAGCCAAGAACCGCCACGAGGCCGACGTAGGCCGGAAGGTCTCCTGGGAGGAGTTCTACACGGCTCATCCCGATGCAGCGGTGCAGTCGGGGACGTCCATCTTCGACCCGGTCCTCTGCGAACTCGCCTATCGCTGGTTCAGTCCTCCGGGGGGGACCGTCCTGGATCCATTCGCCGGTGGCTCCGTGCGCGGCGTCGTCGCGGCGGTCCTCGGTCGAAGGTACGTTGGGATTGACTTGAGCGAGAAGCAGATCGAGGCGAATCGCAAGCAGGCCGAGGAGATCTGCACTCGGCGGGCGGTCATCGCTGATCCGGGTGAGCTGACGCCCATTGAGCAAGTGGACAACGTGTGGCTCAAGCGTGACGACCTGTTCAGCGTAGCCGGCGTGCGTGGTGGCAAGGCGCGCACCTGCTGGGCGTTGGCGCAGGGCTCGGCGGGGCTCGTGACAGCCGGTTCGCGGCAAAGCCCGCAGGTGAACATCGTGGCCCACATCGCCAAGGCGCTCGGCGTGCCCTGTCGCGTTCACACGCCTATAGGTGAACTATCACCTGAGGTGCAGCAGGCGCAGGAATGGGGAGCCGAGGTCGTGCAGCACAAGGCAGGGTACAACAACGTCATCATCGCCAGGGCGAGGGAGGACGCGAAGCGGTCGGGCTGGACCGAGATACCGTTCGGCATGGAGTGCGAGGAGGCTGTCACGCAGACACGGCAGCAGGCCGCCAACCTGCCCGGAGAGGCAAAGCGGCTTGTCGTGCCGGTGGGGTCGGGGATGTCTCTCGCGGGGGTGCTGTGGGGGCTGCGTGATCACGGCGTCGCGCTGCCGGTGCTCGGGGTGTGTGTTGGGGCCGACCCGGCCAAGCGCCTCGACAAGTACGCACCGCCTGATTGGCGGGAAATGGTCACGCTGGAGCGATCCTCGCTCGACTACCACGCCGCCGCCCCGGAGACGCGCCTGGGGGAGGTCGCCCTGGACGCTATCTACGAAGCCAAGTGCCTGCCGTTCCTCGAACCCGGCGACTGCCTGTGGGTCGTCGGTGTACGGGCGACGGCGGCGGGAGACCATCCGCTCCCGACCTGGCACGTCGGCGATAGCCGGAACATCGCCTCTCTTGCCGAGGGCGTGGAGGCCGACTTCGTCTTCTCCTGTCCGCCCTACGCCGACTTGGAGGTGTACAGCGACAACCCGGCGGATCTGTCGACGTTGGGGTACGACGACTTCCGGCGCGACTACGCGGCGATCGTCGCGGAGACGTGCAAGATGCTGAAACCGAACCGCTTTGCTTGTTTCGTGGTGGGAGAGGTACGAGACAAGCGCGGGCACTACTACGACTTCGTTGGCGATACTGTGCAGGCGTTCCGTGACGCGGGTCTCGAGTACTACAACGAGGCGATCCTCGTCACGCAGCTGGGCAGCCTGCCCATCCGCGCCGCGCACCCGTTCGAGACGAGCCGTAAGCTCGGGAAGACCCACCAGAACGTGCTCGTCTTCGTCAAGGGCGACGCGAGGAAGGCGACGAAAGCGATCGGTCTCGTCGAGGCCGGAGATCCGCTGGGGTTTGCCGATGAAGAGGATGCGCGGTTAGGCGGTGAGTTGTGATGCGTAGCGCGCGCGAAGAGCAGCGATCCCCTCGTCGAGAAGGCTCGTCTCATCGAATCCGAGCTGGGAGTAGAAGCCGGGGTGCGCAAGAACCTCGTGGGCGCGAACGATCGTGGCCTTGTGCGCGCCCAGGCGGGGGAACGATGAAGCGAGGCGCAGAGCGCGTGGCCAGTTGTCGCTTCGCATATACACGAGAAGGACGTCTATCTTCTTCTCTTTCATTGCATGGTCATCATACGAAGGAACGAGCAAGAAGCCAATCGGCGCTCCAGAAGGCGGTGCGTGATGGCTAAGGTCGGCCGGCCGTCTCCCTATGACTCTCGCTTCCACCCCAAGCTCGCGTTCTGGCTCGCGCAAGCCGGACTCATCGACGAGCAGATCGCTGAGGAGATCGGCATTCACGTCGACACGCTGTACGAGTGGCGCAAGGTCCATCCCGACTTTTCCGAGGCCCTAAAGAGAGGAAAGGCGACTTCAGACGACGAGGTCGAGGCGGCGCTGCTCCGTAGGGCGAAGGGGTTCAAGTACGCCGAACACGGTAAGGAGAGGGTTGCGTTGCCTGACACGACTGCGTGCATCTTCTGGCTGAAGAACCGTCGGCCGGGCGACTGGCGCGACAAGCGACAGCACGAGGTGACGGAGACAATTCGCGGCCCGTTGGTGATCGTCAGGGGCAGTGGTCAGAGAAAGGAGGAGGGGGACGATCAAGCGAGCGGTGATTGAGTTCGGCAGGGCTTTATGGCGTTCCTTCCCGGTAGTTCCTTAGCGGGACGGCCTTTGTACGGGATGCTTTGCGGATCAGTATGAAACGCTAACTCCACGCGCTTCTAGAGCTTGAATGTCCAGCATGTCATCCGAGCCAGGCGTGAGGTCGAGATTGTTGTGGTGAATGCTCACGTAGTCACCTGCACCGAGCCCTGCATTGTCGACGAGCGCCTGGATGTCGCTGATCTGGTTGTAGTGCAGGGAAAGCGACGTGAGGTTGGTTAAGCTCGATAACGCACTGATGTTGACGATCTGGTTGTGGAGTAACCCGATCTCCCTGAGGCTGGTCAAGCTTGACAAGGGACTGATGTCGACTATCTGGTTGCGCCACAAGACGAGGCTTGTCAGGTTGGTCAAGCCAGACAGGGCGGTGATGTCAACGATCCGGTTGTTGTGCAAGTCGAGCCTCGTAAGGTTAGTCAAGCCGAACAGTGGGCTGATGTCGACGATCTGGCTCCAAGACAGGTCGAGATCCGTGAGGTTGGTCAAGCCAGACAGGGCGCCAATGTCAACAATCCGGTAGTTGCTGTTCAAGCCGAGCCTCGTAAGGTTGGTCAAGCCGGA